TATGTATTATATCACATCATTTCATAATTTCTACTAAAAGGTTTTTCACCCTTCATTTTTTGTTGTCTTTCTTGCATTTCCTGCAATTTACTTAACATTTCCTGACTCTTTTTAATAGAGTCAAGTTTTTTCTGAACTTCTAAAAGTTCTTTGTTAATATCCATTCTTGTTAAAAAATCTTCCCTTATGACCTCCCCACAAATGTTCTGCCAGTGAGTTCTAGATCTAAGTATTTTTATTTAGCGAACTTCAAAATCCAACTTACGTATTTTTCTATGCCTTCTGGACTCATGCCAAGCAATATCAGAATCACTAAGAACTGATTTATTTGTTTTTGTATTGTTAGTATTTGATAGTATAACCACTTTAGATAAATCCTTTGCTGTGATTCTATCATTTATTATGGATGTGATATTAGAACATCCACAGCATTGACTTTTTCCATTTTCATTGCTAAGTTCCTTCCCGCAAACTTTGCACCTTACTTTTAACATTCTCCCAGTCCTTATCAAATTGTGCTAGTCCAGCGTCAGTCAAAACATGCCTATACATCTTATCAAAAACTGATGGAGGTATTGTACAAATATGAGCACCATACTCAAATGCTTTGCTTACGTCTGCAACGCTTCTGATTGATGCTGCTAATATTTCTGTTTTAAATACTTGCTGTTTAGTATATATGTTTGAAATATCTCGGATAAGAGAAAGTCCATCAAATGAATTATCATCAACTCTACCTACGAATGGTGAAACATATTTGGCACCTGCCTTCGCTGAAAGGATTGCTTGTGATGGTGAAAATATAAGAGTTACGTTAACCTTAATTAACTTTCTCGATAACTCTTTACATACTGCTAAACCATCTGGTGTGCAAGGAACTTTAATTGTTGCAGATTTTCCAAACTTCTTTGCAAGTCTATTACCTTCCTCATACATTTCTTTTCTATTACCGACAACTTCCATACTCACATCTGTAAAACCCATATCAATTAGTTCTTGATATACAACTTCTGGATTTCTACCACTCTTCATTATCAATGTGGGGTTTGTTGTAATACCATCAACTAAACCTGTATTGTATCCATTTTGAATAACTTGTGTGTCAGCGGTGTCTAGAAAAATTTGCATTTGAAAAGATAAAATAATAAAAAGGGAGGTTGGATTACTGTATACCAACAAAGAACGGGCATTACTACAGAGTAAAATACGTTCTTGCCTGAGACCCGACTGGTAAGTCGATTCTTCTCTCGAAGCAGCACCACCTGTGTCTCATCACCTTATCCAGCGTTTGCCAGAAAGATTATTCAGTCACTCCCAACGTTGCGTCCAACAAACCTATTATACATCATTTAAATATACTTGTCAACTATCCTGCATAAATATAGAAAAAGTATGTTGAAAAAATGGCAGATAGATTTCCATTGATTGTAAATCCAAGTGCAAATCAAATCCAAGAAATACCAGGAGCAGATAATATAGTAGTTCCTGGTCAAATAAAATTAACAACAACTGCTGCAAGTGGAAGTAATGGTGATTCTACAATAAGAATAACGGGAAATACTAGCAATGTGAGTAGACTTCTTATTGATGGTCAAGGTTCTAATAATGCAGGTAGTTTTACTAACATAGCAGAATTTAAATTAACCAATACCACTCCAGAATTTAAATGTCAAGGTGATATCACTGCGTTTGCATCTTCCGATGCAACCCTCAAAGAAAATATTACTCCAATATCAAATGCGGTTGATAAAGTTCGTTCCATCAGTGGTAATACTTTCACATGGAATAAAAAATCAATTTACAATGGTGAAGAAGGAACTGGTATAATCGCACAAGAAATAGAAGCACTCGGACTACCTGGTGTAACTGAAACAAGACAAGATGGAACAAAGGCAGTAAGATACGACAGATTAGTTCCTTTATTAATCGAAGCAATTAAAGAATTAGATACTAAAGTTAAATCTTTGGAGGGATAAATGGCATTACCCACTAGCGGAAATCCAATAAAATTTAGCGAGATAGAATCTGAGTTTGGTGGAGCTCCAAACAATAACCTTGGTGCTTATAGAATTAGTGCAGAAACTTATGGTGGTAAAAGTTTTAGCACTTTAGATACTGGCATTCCCTCATCTGGAACAATAAAGTTTGGTGATTTTCATGGGAAAAAACTAAACGTTGTAGTCGATTGTCATACAGATTGTGCTAACACTAGAGTAAATGCAAGAACTGAATATAATAATAATAATGTAAATTGTGTAGGAAGTGGAACGCTAACAAGTCCTGCAGCAAGTAGAAATGCAAGTGATTCTTCAGGTCATAAAGTTTTCATTAGAGTTAATAAAACAATCGGGTCAGCATTAGGTAGTGTAGATAATTGTGCATTAAGAACAGGATCATTTGAATCTGGAACTTCAGTGGCATTAGATGTTGGTGGTTCAGGAAAAATTATAGGTGCTGGTGGGCCTGGTGGAGATGGTGGAGAGGGAAATGATGGTGGAAATAATGGGGATAATGGTGGAGATGGAACAAGTGCATTAGGAATTGAATATAACGGAACTGCAGTCTCAATTGAAGGTGGTGGATTAATTGTATGTGGATTCGGTGGTGGCGGTGGCGGTGGTGGCGGCCGTGATGAAGACACAGGATCTGACGCTCGTGCTGGCGGTGGAGGCGGTGGCGGTGGTGCTGGTTTCCCTGTTGGAGTAGGTGGTGAAGGTGCGTCAGGAAACTCAGATAGTCCAGGTGTTGGTGGTGAAGGAGGTAATGGATCCGTTCCTGCTGGTAGTGAGCAAGGTGGTGCTGGTGGTAGTTCATCTTCAGAATCAGAAGCTTCTGGTGGAGCAGGTGGACGTGGAGGAGATCAAGAAAATGGAGCTGGAACTGGTAGCGGTGGAGGTGGAGGAGAAGAAAATGGAGAAGGTGGAACTGGTGGTGCAAATGGATCTGCAATTCGTAAATCTTCTGATGAAATAGGATACACACTGAGTGGTAGCACTGGTGGAGGTAGTCAAGCAAATACTGGTGCAGAATCTGGTGGAGGAAGCATCGGAGTATCTTAAATAAATAATTAAAAAATTTTTATTATGCGTGAAATTAAATTTAATCGAACTGACTTTATTGCCGTATATGATGAAGTTTACAGTAAAGACAAGTGCGAGGAGTTAATAAAATATATTAATTTACTTGATAAAAATTCTTTTGTAACAAATGAATCTGATAAGAAACATTTAATTGATCATAGATCAAAAAATTTAGCTTATAACTATGATCTTCCTGTATGGGGTTGGATAACAGAAAATATTACTTCTGGAATTAAAACTTGTGCTAATCATTACTTAAAGGAATTTAGTGTTTTGAATAGAAATAAGTTTTTATTCATGGATTTTAAAGTAAAAAAAATACCAGTGGGTGGAGGATTCCATAACTGGCACTTTGAAGATAATGGATTACAAAATGCTGATAGATATCTTGCGGTTCAAATATATTTAAATGATAATTTTGAAGGTGGAGAAACAGAATTTTTATATTTCAATCAAAGAGTTAGACCTAAACAAGGTAGTTTAACTATATTCCCCTGTGCATTTACACATACACATCGAGGAAATCCACCTATTGGAGGAACAAAATATCTTGCTACAACATGGGGATTAATTCAAAATACTAGTGGTTGTTAATTAGATTTAGATCCAAAAAAACTTGTAATAGAATATCTACCATACCCACCATAATAATCTGAATCATCTATCTTAACTTTACTTACACCATGTTCAACCCAACCTGGAAATATAATCATTGAATTATTATTGCAAGGATACTGGTAATCGTACTTAGGAAATAAAAGTTCTCCTCCAGAAAATTTTTTTGGTTGTTTATGAAAGTAAGAGAATGCTAGAAATTGAAATGATTTATCTGTGTGAGGATCATAATACTCATCATTATGATAATATCTAACTTTTGTAATGTCCCAATTAGATTTATTAGCAATACAGCAGCAATCTTCAATTTCTGCAAATAAATCTAAAGCATCACTTGTGAATAATTTTCTATTTACATTTAGTATATTTGATAATTTTCTATTTTTTTTATAAATTTCATCTAATATAATTGCATGGGAATTTGTTTTATCCACTACTCCTCCGAAATCCTTTGCTTCAAAAAATTTATCTGGTTTAGTATAAAACTTAAGTTCTTCCCAAATTAACTCAAGTTCTGTTTCATTATAAAAATTATTAACTATTAAATGTGGAAATGGTTTTTTAAATGCGATTCCTTCAAGAGTTTCCATTTTCTAATTTAGAACAAAGATCAATAAAATACTCAGCATCAAGGACAACGAGAGGTTTTACGTTGTTCTTTTTTATTACACACATCGGTTCATAATTACCTGAGTTAGCAGTTGCTTGAGCATATGCCTCCCAGATATTCAGTTTTTCTACATTTTTACATTCGATACTATAAGGAAACTTTTGTCTAGCAGCACGGGCCATGATTAGATCTTCACCACCTGCTCCCATACTACGAGACTCGATGTCCTCTGGATGAACATCGAGTTGCTCTATTAGTTGATTACGAACCCATTGTTGTAATCTTCTACCCTTTGCTTTCGCACTCTGTGCCTTCATTGTCGAGTTCTTTCATAATTTTTTTGTAGTCATCTGCAGCATTACGAAAAGAATCATACAAGGCATTGATATCCCATTCGATATCAGAGTTTGAATCCTGCGAATGAATCTTTTTTGACATCCTGTTTGATACCTCCAACTATATAGGACTCAACTTCAGTCTCCTGTGGAGCAACCTGTAGACCCTTAGAACTGATCCAATGCTCAGTCCAAGGTAGTGGATTACTTCTCATTGGAACATCATATAATGGTTTCAAGTGAATACCTCTGAGTCTCTTATTAGCAACCCATTCAACATACTGCTGAAGTAATTTATCATTCAATCCTATCATTGAACCATCTCTAAACAGATAGTCTGCCCATTTCTTTTCTTCATCCACACACCTCTTGAACATTGTATATGTCCACTCTTCCTCTTCTTTAAGAATCTCAATCATCTCTGGATCATCACCCTTTCTCCAGTTATTAATTATTGATTGAGTAATAGCGAGGTGTTGGTTCTCGTCTCTTGCGATGAGGGAGATAATCTTAGCAGATCCCTCCATAAGTTTGAGTTCCCCAAATGCAAAACTGCAAGCAAAACTAACGTAAAAACGTATACCTTCGAGTATATTGACATTTGCTACCGCCCTGTATAAGTGTCTTTTTAAATCTTTACGAGTCCATACTGATGTTGGAGATGCCTTCCATCCATCTTCCCACATATGTCCTTGACCCCATTCCTGTGCATAGTTAATAAATGTATCATAAGATTCAGTCACACTTGCTGCACGTTCCAAGATACGAGGATCGTTTAGAATCTTGTCAAACACCTCTGTTGGGTCTGGATATACATTCTTGATTACATAAGTGTATGAACGTGAATGAATCATCTCCATAAACGACCAACACTCCATACATGCTTCAAGTTCTGGTAGTGAACAATATGGTAAGAATGCCATTCCAGGTGCACGACCTTGAACTGAGTCAAGCATAATCTGATACTTCAAGTTTGATGTATAGATATGCTTCTGTTCTGGACGTAGTGTTTGATAATCACCACGATCTTTCTGTAAAGATACCTCTTCTGGTCTCCAAAAATATCCAAGTTGTTGTTTTGTTAGATTTTCAAATTGTGGATACTTGAAGTTATCATATCTCTGTACACCTAAAGGTTGACCAAAGAACATAGGTTGTTTCTTAGTGTCAACATCTTGTGTGTTGAACACTGTCATTCCTTTCAATTCATTCATGGGTTTTTTGTCGTCTGATGAGATTTTAAATTGCACAGCTTTCACAAGCCTCCTCCTCTGCGTTTAATAATTCGTTTACTAGATTTTGCATTTTATCTGCAGGTTGTTCCTGCAACTCAGTTGAAGTATCAATTACTTCGTCAGTCTTGAAATCATAAGTGTTCTGATAGTAGGATGTTTTCCACCCGTACTTGTATGTTGTTAAAAAGTCATTTGCCATAACACTTGTTGGGACTTCATTATCTGGATAGTGCTTTGGATTATAACTCCAGTTACCAGAGATTCCTTGATCAAAGAATTTCTGCATAACAGCAACGATTTTGATATATCCCTCATTGTCAGGCATATCCCACAATAGAGTATAGTTATTTTTAAGTGAACCATACTGTGGAACAATTTGTTTCAGTGGACCCTTCTTTGACTTTTTAACAGACAAGTAACCTCTTGGTGGTTCGATACCGTTTGTGGCATTAGAAACAACAGAACTACTCTCTGATGGCATCTGCGATGACAGTGTACTATGTCTTAGTCCGTATTTGTATATAGATTCTCGAAGTTCTTCCCAATCCTTTTCGTATTCTGGTTTGGAAATTTCATCAACGTCTGCCTTATATGTATCAATCGGAAGAATTCTATCAGCGTATTTGGTTGCTTTGAAGTAATCACATGCACCTTTTTCCTTTGCTATCTGATTAGATGATTTCAAAAGATAATACTGAAATGATTCTGATAATCTATGAACTAAATCATATGCCTCTTGATCGTTATACTTAACACCGTTCTTAGCGAGATAATGGGCAAGACCAATAAATCCTATTCCCAAAGACCTACGACCCTTTGTAGCGATTTCTGCTGCTGTGACAGGATACTCTTGGTAATCAATCAATTCTTCAAGTGCACGAACGGATAAATCACATAACTCTTCTAATTGATCTAACTGTGTGATTTTACCAACATTGATTGCAGATAAAATACACAATGCAATCTCACCCTCACCATCAATATGTTGAATTGGATCTGTAGGTAGAGTGATCTCTTGACATAGATTACTCATATAGATTGGGTCTTTGAATGAGGAATGACTATTACAATGGTCTATATTCATCAAATAGATACGACCAGTCTCTGCTCTCTCCTTGAGTAGGTCAAGAATTAAAGTTTGAGCATCTTTTGTTTTTCTTGGGATTGATTGATCATTTTCATACTTTACGTATAGATCATCAAACTCTTCAGAACCAAAACTCTCATACAATCCTGGAACGTCATGAGGTGAGAATAAACTTATCTCTCCTGCTGTCAAGAACCTCTCATAGAATATCTTACTGAGTTGAATACTGTAATCTAACTTACGGACTCTATTGTCCTCTGTACCCTTGTTGTTCTTGAGAACGAGTATGTCCTCTATCTCTTGGTGCCAGATTGGGAAGTGGACAGTTGCTGATCCACCTCTAATGCCATTCTGAGTGCA